TATTATTAAATATCTTCATTATTAATAACCTAGCAGAATTTTTAGGTTATTCAACACTTATTTTCATAATTATATAAAATAATTTTAAGTTTGCTATTTAAGAGACAGTTGTTTTTTTTATCTCTTGGGATTATATTAATATTGATTTATCTTCTCCTTAATAAATATAAATCACTTAATAATAATAATTACCCTAGCCTTAACACAGCTAGGGTTTCTTATTTAGGGTAAAAGTATTAGGAAAGTCTTAAAAGTTTCTGTGTGGCTCTTAAAACTTTTTTATTGCGTGTTTTAGATCGTTTTCTTTTTCTTTTAATAGGTCTTTTGTTAATTAGTTCCGATATGGTAGCAGTTGTAGTGAAACCAGTCATTTGCCTACTGACCTCATAGCTTTGGTGTGAGCCTGACCAAATGTAGCACCTTTTTTCATTGCATTAGCCATAGACCTCATGTGTTTTAAACTATGGTGTCTAGCGTGTGATCGCATAGTTTTCTGTTGTCTAGGTTTTAAATCCTTAATGATGTTTTTTATTGATGCAACTTTAACCATTATCTTCTCTTCATTCTCATTTTATTTTTTTTCTTTTTCTTCTTACCTTTTTTCTTCATTCCTTTTGATTGTGTTCCTCTACCATAATGATAAGGCATATTAATCTCCTTTGTTATTTACTATAATATACATAATTAAAATCATCATAAAAAGTTTTTTTATTTTCTTTTTTTGTATCTACTTTATCTTTATCACTCCACGCATTATCTGTTCCTAATAGTTTCTCATCTGTATATATATCTTGTGTTTCATTTTTTTCTTTTTCTATTTTTTACCTACACTTCCTTTAGTATCTACTTTTTTAATTTTATCTAGGGAACGCAATCCTCCCATTCCTAGCATACCTAATATTAAAGGCATTATTACTGACATATCAGCTTGAGGAATATTTATACCAAAACCAGCACATATAGGTGAAATAAGATAATTTATACCTAAAGAAAAACCAGCTATCCAGCCAATTAAAGGTCGCCAAGAAGACTGAAACCAGTTACCTTTAGCTTCCTCGGTGTTCAGTTTTATTTGTGCTAGTGCTAACTCTTGACTGTGTTTCTCAGCCATTGTGCTGATCTCGTGAGCCAATTCCATTTGTTTAGTTTTGTCTTTTACAAATTTACCAATTAATTTTGTAGCTGGTGCTATTAAAGATGTTATTGCCATTTCTTTTACCTATGTGTTTTCTTTCGATATACTTTTACCCATTTTTTCTATTAGTCTGTTTGCTCTATTAGTTGTCTGATTATACCACTTGCTATCTTTCATTTGATTTATAGCTTCTTGAATATCGTTTTCTTGTAATGCTTTTTTAAATTTTACAAATTTATTTAATCTAGTTAATCCTAATTGAAAGACCATGTGAACAATACACTCTTGTGCGTTTTCGTCTATGTCCATATCTTTGCAAAAAACTTGAGCATCTCCTAAAGCTATATCTAAATCATTTTCAAAACACTCATTTACTCTTTCTTCAGAAATTTCAGTCCCTACTTCCATATCATTCTCTGGATCAGTTGGTCTGCACAAATGACCTATACCAAAAGTTTTATATCCTAAATGGTCATTATATATTTCATACATAACACCTTCTTCAAATTTAATTTCTTGTTTTAATTTTTCTAAATTCATTTTATTACACTATTTTTATTTTTATGGGGATCATATTAATTTTTAATACCAGATTTATTTTTAATACAACCCCCAAATCAAATGAAGATGTGATTATTACTTCAATACCATTATAAGAATATATTTTATAGGTTCAATCTTTTTTTATTATCCAATTATTTTGTTCTTTTTTATATTGTAAATATAATTCAGTATCAGTTATTTCTCGTCCTTCATTTAAACACATTAGCCACCATTTAGGATTGTAAACAAGACAGCTACCATCATCATATTCCATTTCGTGTGCGTGTATAGGTTGTGAAACTGATACAAAAAATTTCATAGTCACAGCAACAGCAACTCCTAAAAATAATATTACTGCTATAGTTATAAATCCGTATTTTATATATTCTTCTATCTCTTGACGTTTTTTTAATCTTCTTGCTTTTTCTTCCTTTATAGCTTGTTTTTGTGCATCAATTCTTTTTTTTCTTTCTTGTAAAATAAACTCCCATGTTCCATGCCCAAACCTTAAATTCACAAGATTTTTTAACTCATTTAAATTTTCTCTGGCTATCTTGACGTCAATTATCTCTTGAGCAACTGTACCAATCGCAAATGGATCTGCACCAGATTTATTTCTAGCTTTTATTAATTGTTGTTCACCAGTCATAGCTTTATCTATATGACCAATAATATCACCAATATCGTTGCAAGTTTCTATCTGTTGTTTTACGAAGTCGACACTTTTCTTAACTAATGCCAATCCAGTAAGGATTGTAACTGGTTCAACCATTATTCTTTTCTATAAACCTATCTAACTTGTTTTCTATTCTAAGAATCAAATCTTTTATTTCTCTGGTTTCGTTTTGTAGTTCAGATTTTGTTGCATAATCTTCTCTAGTTCTGTTTAAAAGAATTTGCAATCTTTTCACCTCTGCAAACATTTTTCCAAACGCCCACCCAAAGGGTACTACTATAAAAGACAATACTATATTCCAAACTAGAAAAGGATCTATAGTCACTAATAACTCCTAAACTTTGCTGGTCTACCTCTTTTTTTCTTTTTTCTTTTAAATAAATTTTTAATTTTACCTAATATATTCTTTAACTGTTTTATCATTTGTCCACCTTCCCATTCTGTTCTGGGTTTTAATTGTTCCATCTTCGTTGTATTCGTCATCATACAATGCTTTAAATTTTTTCATTGTTGTTGCACCTTTGATAGCTGTTTCAATCTCTTCACAATCGGTTCTAATAGATGCTACATAAGTTTTAACTGCATCTGGTATAGTTTTACTACTATCATATATTGATCTTTCTACAAGCCAGTTAAAACGACTTATAAGGCTATTTGCTGTTCTTTTAGTTTGCTCTATAGCTTGTGTTTTTAAACCATAATTAATAACCTTGTTTCCATCAGCATCTAAAATATTTTTACCATCTTCATCTTTTGCTTCACTATCATCTAATGCTTTTGCTGTAATTGTGTAGCTGGTAGTAATATTTTTATTTTTAGAACTAAAGCTATATTGAGCTTGTGACGTGTACTCAAATTTATCTTCTCCCTTTGTTCCACTATCTACAACTTCATAAATTCCTATTGTGTTAAGTTGTTCCCAAGTCCAAGTATTAAATATTGCTCTTGGGTGTTTGATATTGTTTGCTGTGTCTATAAATGTTCTTGGATATTTAATAATCTCCTGAACTTTGTTATTTTTTACATATCCCCACATATTATTTCACCTCCTAAATTATTAAAATGTATTTCCATACTTTGCAGGAACGTCTCCCCATGCACCATAGATTATTGTTTTACCATTTTGGTTCCAACCTTCCCATGAAGTCCTAATTTTAAAACCAGTAGAAACTATATCGATAGCATAAGTAGCACCAGAAGCTTCAGTATTTGCATTATTCCATTTTAATATTTTATCAACTGGATTAAATGTACTTCTAGCTGTATCTGCTACCACCCATGCTTCACTTGCTCCAATATTTTTACAAAATACCATTCTAGGTCTGAACCCTAGATTGATGAAAGGTGAATTTGTTTCTGAACCACTACCAACAAATTTTCCAAACTTACTGTAACCTTCTATTGACCTCCAGAAGTAACCAATATGTGTTTCTCCATTTTCTCCCAAACCCTCTGTCCAAGTAATATCAAAAACACTTGAAGTGGGCAAAGACATAGCTCCGTTAACAGATTTATCTTGTTCTGCACCATCCGAATTGAGTTCTAACATATAACTAGCACCACTCATTCCTTTATGCCAAACATACCATCTTCCTGAATGTGAAGTAGGTTTTGTTATAAACATATCGGGAACACCTCCTAAACCATGTCCAACAGTTGAAGTTCCATTACCACTTCTATTGCCGACATATTGAACTATAGAGAACCCAGCCTTAGTATTGCTTTGAACCGTACTAGTAACATCTCCATCTGTGTTCGAGCTGGTCACTCCCCCATTTGCTCTCCACGACCACCCAACATATGTATAACTATTATAATTAGTTCCACCAAATGTACTAGAACCTAATGTAAAACCACTACTAGAAAAACCAGTTAATTCACTTGACCTAGTATCTTCAGCATTAGTGGCATTAGACTGTAATCTTTTTGTTGCACCTCTTGTACTATCATAAAGTTCGTTAACGTTAGCATTACTTCTTGATTTAATCCATACTAAATCTGGTTGCATATTTGTTGTTATTGTTCTTGAACTACTATTACCAGTATAAGCAACTGCATTAAATTGCTTGATTGGTATGTCGTCATCAGTTTGTGCTGGATCTATGTCATCTGATATAGGTAAGTTAGCTGATGATGGTGCTAAAAATCCTGATGGTGGTGAATATTGAAAATCACCAAAACCATTTTCATCTGTTGCACTACCAGCACTAAAATCACCAGCTCCAGTTGAGTCGTGTCCACAATTTATGTTCATATGTATTGATGAATTAGAGCCACCTACAAAAGAACAAACAATATGATATACTTCTGTAGCAGAGATAGATATTGTATGTTTTAAACTATTATCTAAATACATTTTTATTTCATTGTCTACTCTGTTTACAGTCATAGCTAAAACTCTAGCAGATGTTTGTCCTACATTAGAGCCAAAACTTCCTCGACTTCCATTTGTTAGAGAACAAGTATCCCAACTACTACTTGTGTTAGCACGAAATAATATACCATTCATAGTAGCATCTGTTTCATCATAAGCACCTACATTAAATTCTGGGTTAGCTACACCAAACACAATATTATAAGCAGTTGCGTGAGTTACTAAACATTCTACATAAAACTTTGTACCAGTAGGTACAGCAAAACTTGTCATAGAACCTCTACTACTTGTTGTTCCATCAAATCTTGTATTACCTTTACTTAAATTTACTGCCCCTTTTATTAAAGGTGACCATAAAGGAAAATTTCCACTACTTGCCATATTAATTAACTCCCAAATGTTGGACTATCAAGAACTTGATGGTCTGCACCTAAATTAGTTGCTGAATAATCATTATTGTTACCTGAACTGTCATTCCCTAAATCACTTGCATTTTCAAATTTAAGATACACTCCATTAGTACCAAAGGTTAAACCACTTGGGTCTTTGGGAATCCATACACCATTTTTAGTTTCTCCAAATGAATCTGGTCCAAGTGCTGTTCCATCTATTAACACCATATCTGCCATATATCCATCTAAAGTAGTATAAGGACCAACATATTTTAATTCTCCTATTTGGTGTTCTGTTGTGTTATTTACTTGTAGGTCAGCATTTTGAGACATCCAAGTAGCTGTACTTGTATTTGTAATTTGAACTCCATTTAAATAAAATTTAACCCTATTAGTGTTAGTTGATTGAGTAGTATCTACTGCAACTACAAAATTATAAAAACCTGATACATCTCGTAATAAAGGAGAAAAAGTAATTTTAACACCACCATTGCCATTAAACTCAAAAGCATCAAAAGGTGTGTTACTAGCAAGTATTCTTAGTTGAGTATAAGTAGCACCACCATCTGCTGCGTCAGCACCAAATAATATCATATCAGAAACCCCAGTATTTCCTAAAAAACCTCTTTTAAACCAACAACTCCAAGTCCAAGTTCTTCTATTTCCTGCACTACTAGGAGTTCTTGCCAAATGGTCACCTGCACCATTTTCAAATCTAATAGATTGCTCTATCTGATGTGAATAAAATCCAGCAGTAGTACCAGCACTAGCACCAGTAAACCATTTTTCATTTGCTACCATTAACTAAACGCCAGTTGAGGTGAACCTAACAGAATAGAATTATCTGCTTTTATCAGATAAGGCACTACATCATAAGCTGAATTTGCACTTGATAAAGTTAACCCAGCACCTCCTACAGTTTCATAATCACCATGTAGACTAACTGTTCCAGCACTTCCAGATGAGGGTTGTATAAAAACAATAATACCAGTTTGCCCTACATTACCAGCTTCGGTGCTAGGTTGTGCCAAAGTGTTTGCTCCAGAACCTAAAGTAAGTATAAAATTTTGTGAACTGTCAAAATCTAAAACTTTGCTAGTTGAAATAGTTGCTGTTTCTGTCTTTGGAATATTTACTTTATTTGTTAATGTTCCAGTAGATACTAAAGAAACTAATGTAGAACTTGCTCCGTCAGGTAAAAGTAATTCATTAGTAACTGATGCAGAATGTGGTTGTGATTTTACTATTTGACCATGTGAGTTGCTTTCACAGTTGAACTGGATTGCACCAGCATTAGTGTTCCCTCTTATAGTCACATGACCAGTTCCTTTAGCTTCAAGGTCTAAATCTATGTTACTATCTCCTCCAGTTGCTTGTAACTTTGGAGGGTTGCCAGTAGCAGAGTTTGTTATATCAAATTGATTGACTGCTGATGCAGTTTTTTGAAATATAATAAGTTCGTTTCCATCATCATCATTTATTCCATGTGCATCATCAAATTGAATATTAAAATTATTCGTGTCCAAGTCAGCTCCCAATTGGGGAGAACTGTCGTTGACTAAGTCTGATTGTGTTGCACTATCTATAAAGTTTATAGTATTTGCAGATGTATCTACAGTAGCAAATGAAATATCATCTGAGCCATCAAAAAATTTTATTTCCAGACTGTTGCTTCCAGAATTGGTTGTATCTAGCCACATTGTACCTACAACTGCACCACTAGGTCTGGATGTTCCACTATGCATAGAGTTTAGTGCAGATAATGAATTGTTTAAATCACTCCTAAAGCTAGGAAATGATTGGTTTGCTATATTCATGTCGTGTTGTGCCATAATTATTTATACTCCTTTTAAAATCCTTTTGCAATAAAATCAAATGTTTTTGATACACCAGCATTTGAACTATTAAAAAATGCTACATCAAAACCAGTTATTGATTTGTTGCTTACAGTAAAAAAATCGCCAGTTGCCATTCCTTGTGCTGTAACTCCTACAGCATAATTAACAGTTTTAAATGGTTTTGTAAATACTATTGACTTTGTGCTTGTACCAGAAACTATGTCGTTTCCACTAAAGATTCTGTCTTGCATATCAAGAGTTACAGTTACTTGTGATACTACTGGGGTTGAAGCATTATCTCTTGATATTAATACAACTCTAAATTTAAAAAATCTTGCTTCATATTCGCCAATAACAAAACCTCTAAAATCTGTAAATGTTGTATTATCGTCACTTGTTGCTATTTCAAGATGAGCATTACAATTAGCTGGGGTGTCACCATCAAAATTAGAACTAGCATCATCAAAATCTCCAGTTCTGTTATCAAATAAATCGTCTGGGTTATCAGAAGTTTGTGTCATTGATGCAGTTATTCTAACAGTATGCTTTGCTCCTATATCAATCACATTTTCAAATTCATAATTACCAGTTGATACAAAATCAAAATTACTAGCTCCTTGATCAAAGAATCTATCTGTATCATCATCAAAGTTTCCACTAGCAGAATCAAATAGTTCTGTACTATCTAATTCTATAGCATCATCTATTAGTATTGTATCAGTAAATGTTCCACCAAAGGTAGGGTGTTCTGATTGTGTAGTTATGTTATTAAAATTTATGGCACTTGTAACATTTGATATTATAGCAGTTGCATTAGAACTAAAGTTTCCAAGCTTATCAACTGCTTTAATTAAATATGTTCCTTGCCTTACTGGTACAGATATTGAAGTTGCTGGTCTTGATATTTTTTCAACTAATGCTACGGAGTTTTGCCAGTCAGCAGTTCCGTCAGTTTCTTCAGAAAATCTTAAATTATAAAAAGCTAAATCTAAATCTGTTACAGCTTCCCATGATAAGTGTGCTTCTTGACCAGCTACATTACAAGAAAAGTCTGTCACATCTGAAGGTGGTGCAATCGCTCCTATAATCTTTCTTTGAGCAGATACAAAGGTTGAAGATACTCCAGCACTATTTACAGCTTTTACTCTTACATCATAAGTTTGTTGGTCTATAACATTTAAAACCCTATGATTTAATCCAGAGCCTTGAGCATAGATAATAAAATCAGAATCGCTATTTAATTTATATTCAACTTGGTAAAAATCTATAAAATTATCAGGAGACGCTCCTATAGTTATATCTAAAGCTACAATAACAGTTCCATCATTATATTCTATTAGTTGATCTGATAAAGTTACACTTGCTGGAGGTTGTATAACAAAAGGATTAGGCAAAGTAGTATTAGGAATACTTGCTACCTCTTGCTGTGTGCCAAAAGTGTAAAAGCTATCTTGATGTTCTGAGCATTGAAGTGTTATAGAATAATCATTATTAACATTCATTCCTTGCACTCTAAATGGTTTAGCTGAAAAACTTGGTGTAGCATGAGTTATGTTTACTATATCTCCTACTGCTAAATCCAACGCAGTTGCGTCAGCTATCAAACTAATGTCTAAACTTGACCTTGACCTCCTTAAAATAATTTCTGCCATTTCTTGAGCCTGATATGGACTTGTAAGCATAGTAAAGTCAAATCTACCTTCTAACAATAAACCCCCATCTTCTGTTTTCATAGTTGCGTGTTGATCTGCACTAGCTAGACCAGTTTCGTCTACTGGTGGAAATTGTGCTGTATCTGATTGAAAATTTTTATCAGGATTTGTAAAATTAACTATTACTCTATTATATCTTGAGTTTTTATTTTTACTTTTTACTGATATACCCCCAATAATATTGTCCTCTGTTAATGTTATTGATGCTGACCCACTTGTTTCAACTAATACATTATAAATACCACCAGAGAAATTTAAATAGGCTCTAGCACCCCTAATGAAGTTTTTTACATTATCTATAGCCTTTTTTGATGTATCTACAACTGCATGGCTATCCATTAAATCTATCTGACTTGCTCCACTATAAGGGGTGATATTTGCATCACAAACATCTGTGGCAGTTTGCCAATCTGCAAAATTGCTGTCAAAATAACTGTTAGCGATGCCCATCCCAAACCTATCATTTCTTAAATAATCTAATAGTTGCAAAATAGGATTGTCTGAATATTCCCATGTTGAACTTGTATCTGCTCTATGGCTACCACTTCCACCAGTAACGGTACTATCTAAGTTTGGATTATAAACTTTTTTTCCTTCTACTACTGCTTGAACTGTAGGTAATGAACCAAACTTGTCTTGATTCCATTCAAACCTGATAGCTAAGTAGCATAAACCTCTTAATCTGTGGTTTGAAGTCCATGAACTCAAAGTAGATAATAATGAAGATGCACTTTGACTATCACTTCCAAAATGAGGTTCGCAAGTTATTAAACTTGATCCACTAAAAAAATTAGCATCTCCACTTCCTACAGTTATTTGTGTATTATCTGCAATATCTCCTGACCAAGTAACTTGATTATCATTTATGAATATAGCTGTTATGTCATTTACTTCTCCCTCACTTAATACTATAGCCATATATAAATATTGATTATCTGTTCCTGAAGTTTCTAGGAATACAACATTACCACCAACTTTTCTTGTACCATAAACTACTGGTATATGTGCATTAGCATTAAACTTATTTACTAATACTCCTCTGTTATTTTCATCTGAAAAATCTTGTCCAAAATCAGGTATTTCAGGTTCAGGTGATAACCAACCTATAACATCTCCAACTAAATCACCTACGAAGTCAGTTATTGGTTTAAAAATTCTACCTATAGACTTAAATAAACCCATTTTACACTCTACCCCATTTTATATCTTTAACAGTTAAAGCAGAGAACTCCATTCCTTTATCGCCACTAAATATTTTTTGTTGTGAATTATCTGTTGTTGTTCTTCCGTTTACTTTACTAAAGTTTCCCCAATGTGAAGTAACATTTAAAGTGATAGAAGCTGTGTTTGTATCATCTTTAATGTTATATTCATCTATTGTTCCAAAAAAAGACAAAAAAGGATCAGATATTAAAGACAAACTACTGTTTAAAAAACCTCTGTAAATATATACCTCATCATTAATAATATTTTCATTTAATGCTACACTTATATAAGTTTGGTCTACACCAGATAAACTTATACTCAAAGTGTTTTTAGTAGGCACATTTGTTTCACTTATATCTGTAATGCTTTTTAAATGACCATTTGATAAATATGTTCTTGAACTTCCAGATACACTTGATGTTATATCAAAACTTGCATCTGTTAGATATACTGGCGTTCCAAAACCTATTTCTATTAATAAAACTGGTTCTATGTTACCAGTTGCTAGTTCGGTTTTTACTGCACTTGTTAAACCTCTAGCCATTATAAACTCTCTATAACATCAAACTCGTATGTAAATAATAAATTACCATCTTTATCATTTTCTGTTGTTGCAAACTCTTGAACATCACTTGTTAAATGTACTTTAAAAGGAACTGAATCATAAGTAACTGCACTATTGTCAGATAATGCAGTTCTTAATGGTGGCTCTATTGTAACTGTGGCTGAATTACTAGAACTGGTTACATCATCTATAACCATATATACTTTGTCGTGTGCAAACTTTAATAGATCACCAGCTTTTAGTCTACCAGCACCATCTCCAGCAAAACCATCTATTGCTATTGTTGTATCTGTAGCACTGTGAGAGCCATTCACTAAAAGAGTTCCAGTTTCGTTTCCTTGAGCATTTAGGTAACTAGGCATAGTTATTGTAAAATCTTCTTTTCTTGATCTCTGTTTCATTATAAATGCCATGATGGGTGCAAAGTCTGATCTTTTCATGGGTGGATAACTTACTGTAAAACTAAACCTTTGACCTTGTACTTGTCGTCTAAATGATTTGCCACTATCTGTTTCAGAAAATAAAGTCTTTTGATTGCTTTGTAAATTAATCGCTGTAAAACTTGTATTTGGTAATGTACCACTCATATAATCGCCATTCTTCCTTTTTCATTTACAGCACTATTAATTAAATTAACTAATGTACCTCTGCTATTAACTAATAACTCATCAAATCCTCTAGCATCTACTGTATTGATATTAAAATTTACTGTTATTGATTTACCCATTCCTAGCTTGTCATTTGGTACAATAGTTCCAGCTTGATCAGGTACAAATAATTCAGCACCCTTCTCACCTACTATGCTTGGTCTACCAACTGGAGGTCTACCACCTTTTTCAAATCCTTTTATTTTATTTACAAAACCCATAGCGAAGGCTAATGCACCAGCACCCAGAGCAATATTAAATGGGAAAGGAATACTGGCTAAAGTTGTCACCACACTTTGAAATGCACTTATCATACCTTTTTTTATTGCGTCCATTTTAAATAATGCTAAAGACTTAGCAAAAGCCATTTTAACTGCTTGACCTATTAACATTTCTAAAAAACTTCTTACTACAAACCTTGCTAAATCACCAAAATTAGCTTTACCAGTCATAATAAAATCAGCAAATGTACTTTTTAATTTTGCAAAAGTTTGTGAACCTATATCTTCTATTTGTTCAAATGCTGTTTTTTGAGCATTGACAGCTTCCATAAAGCCATCTTTGAAAGAGTGAAATGCTTTCGTAAGCAAGTTCATTTTTTCTACTGAAGCTGTAACTGCTGTAGTTCCTAAATCCTCTGGTACACTATGTATTGCGTCTGATAAAATACTTATAAGACCAGCTAATTTTTCTATTTCAGCATTAGTTCCTCCAGTTTCTTCTTTCATTTTAGTCAACAGTTTTGTCATACCTTCTAAGGTTTTATCAGCTTCCCTTTTAGTACCCTTAAAACCTTGCACTCCAGTATTAGCAAACGTTGAAAGTTGTGCAGTCAAAATTTCTACTTCTGCTGAAAAATCTTCAATACTTTTTGGTTTTTCAAATAATGCAAAAAGTTTTTCTAGTTTTCCAGTAGCTTCCATTGCTGTAATTCCTAATGCAAATAATATTCCTATTACTGTAGTTTTACTTAACCTAGTGAAAGCTAAAAGTCCTAATCTTGCTTTACCAATAGCAAAAGCTAATTTTAAAAATGCTTGTGCAACTCCAAATATTATAAGGCTCATACCTAACCTTTTTATACTGTCAAAATTATCATGTAATAGTTTTACACCTTTACTTACCATTGTAACTGCTGATGCTAAACCTTTTCCCAATGCTGTTGCTATATTTTCTATTACATCTTGGTTATTTTTTAAAGCTACATCTAATGCTCCAAATTCTTTTTTTAAAGCACCCATTAAACTTTCTGCTACTACTTTTTTAAAGTTAAATATACTATCGCCTATCATAGACATAGTACCTACAAAAGTTTGTGCAAATTCATCTGTGGCATTTCCAAACCTACCACCTTTGCCAAATACTCTTTCAAATGCTTCAGCAGTTTCTTTAGCTGTTACTGTTGCACCAGCTTTAAAGCCAAGTAAATCCCTTACCCCTCTTTCTCTAAATATATCTGCACTAGCAACACCAGCACTAAATGACCTTTGGATTTGTTCAGCAGTTGTTCTAAAATCCAAACCAGTAACAGATGCAACGTTACCAGTTATTTCTAACATTTTATTTAACTCATCAGCATCTTTGCTGACTACTGCTAAATTTCCAGATGCTTGTTGTATTTGATCTAAACTAAAAGGCACTTTACCAGCAAATTTGCTCATTACTTCAAAAGCCTTTGCTCCTTCTTTAGCACTACCAAAAAGAAATTTTAATCTAACTTGTAGACTTTCTACTGACTTACCTACATCAATAAAAGATTTTACTGCAACGCCTACCCCTAAACCAACTAAAGCATTTCTAAGATTAAAAACAGAATTTTTTAGATTATCAACGCCTTTGGTGGCTGACTGCATAGCTTGACGTGTCTTGTCTTTAGCTACAATATCTATGTTAACTTTTTTAGTCGCCACTTATCGCCTTGCCCTTTCTAATCGTTCTTGTCTTTCTCTTTCTTCGTTTTGAATCTCAAAATATGCTACCCATAAATAAAATTCATCAACTGACATTTCTAAAATTTCGGCAACTGTTTTGTGTAGTTTTTCTGCTAACCCAAAGATATTATGCAACTCAACATTATTTTTTAGTTTTTTTTATTGTCTTGTATATCTTTGTTTTCCGTACCCATTATTTTAGTGGCAACATCTGCTATGATATTTGTATCAGCTTTTGTCTTAAAACCCAAAACATCTTGACCAGTAAACATTTTTTTACCATCTGCTGTTAGAGATTTTTCAATAATAACATCAATCAAAACTAATAAATCTGTGTTACTTGCACCTTTGAAAATCTTTTGCTTCTCCATCATATTAAATGGTTTACAATGAATAGCTTTATCGCCAACTAAACCCCACTCTGGAACTTCAATAATTTTAGTATCTAATGTGCTAAAATGATCTCTAATACCATCAAAATAATCAATTTTATTGTCAGTCATAAATTAATTAAACAGTTCCGATAGTAAGACCACCAGTACCCTGAATTGATACAGTTCTAGTAGTAACACCATCTAGAGTAACACCTACTGACATTCCAGTTACAATACCAGTTCCAGAAAATTTTCTATCGCCAGATTCATTTCCCTCTGGTAAAAATGCAAATGTTAATTCTGCACCTTGCACTAAAGTAGTCTGACCACTATCAGTTTCATCAAAGTTCATATCTATACTAGCAGTATATGTACCTCTACCAACTAAGAATGATTTCATTGAATTGCCTAACGCAGTATCTTCTACTGTATCGTGTGTAGTGTCTACTGTAAATCCAGTTGCATTGCCTAGAGTTGTTCCTCCTATTGTTACAACTCCTTCTTTTCCATGATGTGTTGCCATTTAAACCTCCTTTATTGAATATTGGCTATTTTTTATTATCTTCTTGTTTTATCACTTTTTCAGTTTTTTGAACAACTTTTTTTTTACCTTCTAAAGTATATCCAGCTTTTTCAAAATGCTCTACATAATCCTCTGAACATTTAATAACATCTTCGCCTTTTTTCATAGTCACTTGTTTTGACATTATGCACTCCCTCTTGTAAATTCATAAATTACTCTAGCAGTTATTCTTACACCACCATAAGGGTATATAGTTCCCTCATCTGTTGATGCTTCAACAATCTGTGTATCTAAAGCATTACCATTTCTAGTTATATCATTATCTAGTGTTTCTTCAACTACTTCTATTAATTGATTTCTTACTGTGTCTATATTGCTATCTGTACCTTTTCCGAAAGCTACAATTAAAAAATCTATACTTCCTCTATAACTTCCAGCACCAGTATCACCTATGCTAGATACTTCTCTTGTTTCATCTCCAGACTGAACAAATAAAGCTGGGAACTGTGCATCTGCTAATTCTTCTACTTCAAAAGGTTCTCTTGTTATCTTTTTAAATTCTATAGGGCTAGTAACTGCATCAAGTTTTGTAATTATATCACCAGCTATGTTTTCTCTTTTGCTCATATTTTCATTGCTTTAAAATAAGTTTTTGTAAACTCTTGTCTTATCTTATCTTCCTCTTTATCTCCAATAGAGAAAAAAGGTCTTACTACTTTCTTTTTACCTGCACCAAAAATATCGTGAAATGATGCTTTTTCATTTTGATCTTGACCTCTAAAAAACAAAGAACTTTTTAATCCTTTAGTTTTAAAGGTTAAACTTCTAAACATTTGTCCAGTATCTTCTAAATCTACAAAACCAGTTTGCCTTCCCTTTTTTTTTCTCCTTTTTATTGTAGATTTTGCATAAGGTTTCATTCTTCCCCCATCTGGCAACAGTCCTTTTTTAGTTCTTTTATCAATCATAAATATTGCCATATTAGAAACTTTGCTTAATGCTTTTGTAACAGATGATTTTTGTTTTCTGGTCATTCTTTTGAGTTCGTTTACAACATTAATAGTATTCACCTTAACTTGTACTTCCATTATCTGACTAATCTTAAATGATGTATTGGTTCTTTTTCTGAATCACTTACTGCACCAGAACTATCTTCGTCATATTCAACACCATCTCTTAATATAGCTTGAAATTCCTCTTCATACCTATCTCTGTAAAAATCTATCTGCACTTGAAACGCATCTTTTCCTTCTCCAGTATCAGGATCACGCCATTTAGTAAGAATAGGATAAACATATTTCCATAAAGCCAGATACACTACTGATTGTGTCCATTGTGCATTAGTTAATTTACTGTTGGTCATTTCAACAGATGTAACTTTAGTAATATCTTTATATCGTACTTGGTGTCTGTATCTTTCCCACCATTCCTCTCTAACTCTTCTTATTACATCATTTTCTGCAAATTGTAACTGGTCGCCAAAGTCTGTAATACCAAAGCCTAGTATATCTGGCTGTATAGCTTGTAAGTTAGAATTTGCTACACTAAATTCTGTAGTAGCCATTATTTAGCCTTTTTGGTTGTAGTTTTTTTTACTGTTTCTTTTTTTGGTTCTTCTTTTGGTGTTGGTTGTGGTTTAGGTTTATTTTCCTCTAAACTCCACCCCCTTATTTTCCACATTCCTTTATTGTTCTCATAATCAACTTTACTTCTTTCTATAACTCTATCGCCTTTTACAAGTTTGACCATCTCCATAATAAACTCCTTTTTAAAAGGGGTGGTTTCCCACCCCATAAGTTATTAGTTAGCTAAAGTGTCGCCAGTTAATTTAACACCATAACTATCATGTAGTTCGCCAACTCCATAAACTGCTGTAGCTACAATTTCATCTGCTCTCAAAGAAGCATCTCTTTGTGATTCAATTTTAAGGTCTTGCATCATAGCTAAAGCTAAAGCATCTTGTGAGAATACACCACCAATAGAATCATCTGATCCATCTACAGATACATTTGAAGATTCAAAAATTTGTATTCCAGCAATAGTTCCTACAAATCCACTTCTCATAGCTTCATTTGATAGTTCTGTATCTCTGCCTACAAATGTATTAGTTAATGACTTCTTAACATTAAAAATCATCTTTGGATGAAATACACCATAATAAGGTGCAGGTGCGTTTGCTGTTACTAATTCAGCACTTGCTTCAAATAAATCTGTTACTGTTATTTCGTTTCCAGCTCCACCACCTTTTTCAGTTGAGAACCCAGTAAATAAAGCTGATAAATCTCCATCTATCTTTTTTGCTATTGCTTCTCCAAATAATCTACCAATATCTCCAGCAACATTTCTTGATGCTGAGTTTCTTGCTAAATCTGTAAGTGTTGTCATAATTCCAACTTCTGAAGCTGTAATAGTTACAGAACTTGGGTTTACTGCTGTATTTGATAAGTCAGATGCTTCACTAACTGCTGATGCTGATACAGTTGAATAAATAGGTACTTCAACTGCCTTACCTCCTCCAGCGATTGTGTAGTTTCTAACTAAATTTCTCATTATTGATTGCTCATTAGCTACAAATAATGCTTCGGCTACTATCTCAGTATAAAGTTCTGATATAGTGCTACTTGTGGTTTCGTTTGCCATGTTAACTCCTAAAAATAAAAAAATTAAAAATTATGAGTTTATTACCCTTGGTTTAGAATCTCTTTTTTGCTTCCACTTAGAATACTTTTCTCTATCCTTTGGATTACTCATATCTAAATCCTCAATTTTAAATACGGAGTTGAGTCCTCCTTGTTCCACATTTGACACAGAGCCAGAGCCACTAGGAGTAGCACTAACAAAGTGTGGGTTCTGTGTTAAAAACTCTTTCACTAGCTCGTCAGTAGTTAAGAGTTCCCCATTGCTGTTATATCTTGCAATTCCGTTTTTGTCTAGTATTTCTACATTACCAGATTCATTTAATTTAATATTTTTATTTAACAACTCTACAACTTGGTCTGGATTAATTGCTTTGTTTTTTGATGCTGAAGATAGTAAAGATTTATTTATTTTTATATCTCTAAGTTGGCTTTCAAGATTAGCTTTTTCTTTATTCCATTCTTGACTTTTGTTTTTAAGTATTTCCTCAAACTCACCTTTTTGGATTTTTTGTTTTTCCTCTGTTTCTTTTTGTGCCTTCACTATATTAATTGCTGTATCTATATCCTCAACTCCCAGTCTTTTATTTATTGCTAATCGGTCTTTGAGCAATCTTCTTTCTACTATTTCATTAAGTTCCTCTTTAGTAAAAGTTTTTTCTTTTGTTTTCTCCTCTACTATCGGTGTTTCTACTTGCTCAGTAGTTTGTGTAGTTTGTTCCACTTCTTTTGTTTCAGTTTCATTAGACATTTATATTTTCTCCAGTTGTAATTTATTTATATCAAAATTTTTATAAAAATTCAAATTATACTATTAATCTAAATTCCAGCTTGGGTCTGTTGGAATCCAAGTATGTCTGCATCTATATCCACCTCTAACTATAAAAGGATCGCCAGTAGACTTTCCACCCCAAGACCTTGTGTTCCAAATATTTCTTATTTCTGATTCAGTTAGTGTTTTACCCAACATATTTACGCAGAAATCTCTACTATCTCTTACTAATGTACCAGTATAAGTAAAATGATTTAATCCACTTTCTTTTGCTTTTGCTATAGTAAACTGACCATGAAACTGCATAACGCTATCATGTGCTATTTGCCCAGCATACCTTCTAAGATTATTACCAGCCCTATCACTAGCATATTGAGTATGTAATTTTCTAACAGCATCTTCTACTTGTAGTTTCATACTACTATTAAATTTGTTTTCATTAACAAAATCTACCAATTCGTTTATTTCTCTTTGGTTTGATTTTTTATACACCCCATTAATGTGTGATCTAATATTAGTAACCATGTCCTCAAAAGGTCTACCAGCTATGGTGCTTTGGTACAACTCATCATTAATAACTTTAATAAATCTTTCGCCTATATCTTCAAATCCAGAATAACTTTGAAACTTTAGTGCATTGATAGTAGACAGATTTACCTCTGTAAGACTTTTAAATTTATTAGGAATAGGCATTTCCCCAAACTCGTCTAATACTTGTTTTGCTATCTTATTATATTCCTCATTTATAATTAAATCAGCTTCATTCAAAAAGCTGTTTTCTACTAATTGTTTTATTTTTGGTCTAAGTTGTATTGCTATTCTTTGTGATACAAGTTGACCATTAGTGGATCTTGTGACTTCTTTTACAACATCTTCTTCTAGCTTATATAATACATTTATTATGCGTTCTTCATGCTGATCTGCTAATTTTTCTAATATCCTAGACATAATTTATAAAGGAAAGTTTTTCTTCCATGCTCTTATTGACCAATATGCTGGTGATAATGTTTTTTGACCTTTTACCTCTTTTAGCACCCCACCCATTCTAGCTAAAAATGATTTCTGCCTAGCTGGTATGTTTTTTTTAATACTCATACCCCTTGCACCAAAAGTAACTTTTTTTACTTTCCCAGTAGATTTTTCTTTTACATATACACCAAATTTTTTTCTCTTTGATTCACTAGCAGATAATCTAAAAGGTTTGTTTAGTTTTACTTGTTTACCTCTATATTCTGCCATTATTTTTTTCTCTTCCTTTTACTTGCTCTTCTAATTAAATCTCTATCAAATGTTCCTGATCTACCTCTACTAATTAGTTTATTTACTCTAGCCATAGCCCAAGCGTTCATAGGTATGCGTGGTCTACTGCCAGAACTTAAAAATGCACCTTGTCCTCTACGAAAACTAGCTTTCAAATCAGCTAGATTAAATAATTTAGATTTCTTTGCTTTTTGTTTTAGTGTTTTTATAGTAGATGCTGATAAAGGTTTTCTTTTTACTGCCATTACACCCTCGTTCTTCTTCTCAATAATGATCTAGGTATTCTTGCACCACTTTTATATAATGCACTAACTTGTTTTATTAAACTAGCCCTCATGGTGCGTTTTGACCCCTTTAAACCTGATAAATACTTTTTGGGTATCTTGGTTTTTTTATCTTTAGGAACTCGCTTCTTCTTCCGTTTCGCCAACTGTTACTCCCTCTACATTTGTTGTTTGAAATTGACCTCGAACTGATCTTGAGTTGTCAATTTCTTCATTAATTGTTTTTATCTTATCGTTATCATCTATAACTGTATCTGCTATCTGCTTGTCTATTTCTTTGTTAAATGTTTCTGATTTTACTCCACTAGCTTTAGCCATTTGTAAATATTGCATATCATTCGCCCAATCTCTGACATCAAAAGTATCTGGATAATTAATATTTCCATCAAACTCTTTTTCTAACCATCTAGCAAATAAACCCCAGATATGTTCCTCTGCGTTTTCTAAATAATCTGCCTTTTCTGATAGTCTTGCATTTAGTAACTGAAACTCTGTTTGTAATGCTATACCACTAGCTATTTGTCCACTTGTTGCTCTTACTGATCCCATGTGTGTTATTCTATCTATAGCATCTACTTTGTTTTGTATGCATTTCATTATACCATCTAGGTTTTGACCACTAGGTTGAATAATGTAAGGTTTTAATGAACTATCCATATCTTCAGGTATTTCAATAATAGAACCAGCACCAGCACTAGCTTCAACATTCGGTGTTTTTACTAAGCTAGGGTGGTTGGCTAGTCTAATCAGTTGTTCTTTTTCTGAGTAATCATTATAGATAGATTGCTGTAAATATGCTACATCTGATAAATCACTTATACCTATTGGTCTTTTGTTTCCTCTTAGGTTATAAACATTTACTGCTGGAATAACTCCTATAGGATTGGGTATTTCTTCTAATAGCTTTGCATCTCCTTCTTCGTATTCCTTGTCATATTCTTCCACCTCATAAGTGCTAATAGTTTCTTCTGTAAATACTTTTATTATGGCTCTTTCTGAATTTATATCTTCTACTACAACTAAATAATCTAAATAAAATCTACCACTACTTGCTCTGCTGTAATTCCAGTTAACAATGTTTTCAGGTGTATATATTGACACATAAGGTCTTATATCTTGAGCCAGTTCTTCTGCTCTAGTCTTTGCATTAGTTTGTGGTTTGTCTACAATGACCCAACAATTCCCATAAATAGATGCGTTCATCTG